TAAAAAAATCAGCAACACTTTTTTCATCTGCACCGATAACAGAATCATTGGGAATAAACCATTTATCTCTCGGGGTATTTCCATAAAACGCCAAAAAAACAGGTATACCTTGCACCATTTTATACTTTTTTAATGCCATATACAAGTCCATATTTTCATCTACATCAATATCTGCGCAAATAATATTACTAGCAGATTTACTAATGAACGTTTTATAAGCAGGTGCAATTTTCTTACACGGGCCACACCAATCTGCTCCAAATTTAATAATTAATACTGAATTTCCCATAGTTGCTTGTAATTTTTCTAAGGCTGCAATATTTAATTCGGTAATAATTTGTTTGGACATTTTATAATAATATATTAGACAATTCTATTTAAATATATTATTTTATCAATGAATTATTATTTGTAGTAACTTCCAGTTTACTGATCAACTATTTTTTCTAATACATCAATATCAATATGTGGTAAATCAACGTGTGCTTCCCAGAAAAATTTACAAAAGGACCATAGAAAAACATAATTTCCAATATACCATTCTGGATGTTCTTTTAAAAGTCGTTTGCGTAAATCAGCCGGAAGCAACTCCATACTAGTTGGTGGTAATACATAACTTAATTGAGTTAATGGGGATACAGGATTTTTTGGTTTGGTTGGAATAAAGGTTGTATTAGAGTAGGGAATATATTTTATCATATCGGTTAATAATGGCGGGTAATAATAATTATAGCTCCACCGCCAATCGGCACAACCCGTTGAATAATATTTCATTGTCCATTCTAAACCTTCCAAATAATTCGTGCTAATTTCTTTTCGGCGATCATCATTGATTTTTGTTTTAAATAATCCTTTGTAATAACGTGATTCCCATCCAGCATCATAAGGATTAATATATAATTCAACTGCTCTTTCTTTAATCGGTAGCAATAAATTCTCGTCTTGTTTATTATTGTCATTTGAACTGCCCGTATTATTATTATTTCTATTACTGCCTTCATACCGAACACGTTTACTTATTTTATTGCGATGAACATATTCTTCTATAATAAAATCGTGCTCATTTGAAGCCAAATGATCCACATATTTTCGTACATTTTTCCAATTAATTTCTCGGTCAACTGTTAAGGAATCGTTTGTTCCTTGAAAAACGTGTTTATATGCATTAATTAGATTTGCAATACCATTGGTTCTAATATTTAAAGCAGGAAAATGCGGTAAAAAATCATTACCTAAGAAGAAACAAATAAAAATGTAATCAAAGATAATATTGTTTTTTAGAGAAATTTTATTAATATCTATATCTTTATTATCATCTAGTGTGGACAATTCACTGATAATGTGCCTGGCAAGCAAAGGAATATCCAATACGTATTTTTCTGTCGGGTTTAATGTTTTATCAATGCTTTTAATAAACTCAGGTGTTTCTCGGTAGAGGAATATATTTTCAGAAATATGTAAATGATTAATAGAAAGCATAATTAGATCAGCATCAATCCCATAAATAAGAGTATTGGTGTTTTTATGAAAATCGGCATTGTTGCGTATATATTCATATAGTTTATGTTCTCCTTCGCCTGATTCTTCGCTTGTTGATACAATAATTTTTTCAACACCGTATTCAGTTGGATCAGAAAACTGTTTTGACAATTCAATCCCAAGATTATGCATAAATGTTGTACCAGGCGTGATTGCAGAACGATTCCAATTATATTTATTACCATTATCATTTGTTTCATCCATTGGTTTTGTTTGTTCTTGAAATCCAGTCATATACCGACGATTACGTTGTTGATCTAATTTTGCCATTGGTGCAACACCATCAAATGCAATAAAGATACGCTTATCAGGACTAATTTCCTTGATACATTTTGATAAATTCGTAACCACTTGTTTAATAATGTTATATTCAAATGCGGAATTATTATCTGTTGGTTTTCCTTTCATTGTTTTAAAGACATTATTTTGGTTAGTGTTTACAAATTGATGTGCTTCATAAATAAAAGAATTACAATCCAAGTATAAATTGTTCATTCTTTTACCATCTAGTGTTGAATTAGAAAGTTGTTTAATAATTTTTCTATGATTTCTAACAATATGTGCAAAATAGCTAGGAATGCCCATAGTTACTTATTGAAAAGAGAGTCTATATATATGAGTAACTTATCTTTATATAATTATCAAATGTATATAAAATATTTGTATACATTTATTTCTTCATATAATATTCTATATAATATAGATACAATATGGATGTTTCTTTTGAAACAATCATTAAAAACAAAATTAGAAAATTAAAAGAGATTGTTAAAAATTGTATAAAATCAAATCAAATCAATAAAAATTTAGATTTTATTGAATCAAGTGATTTGAATCAATGTACAGATTACGCCGAAATAATCTATGATAGTTTGATTAATTTGTCAAATGATTTTTCTACCATAACAAAAGATGAAATAATTGATAAGTTACAAGTTATTATTAATAAAATATCAACATTAATTAGTTTATATGGATGTGAGAGTTTAGATAATTTAATATATATTTGTATTAATGGTCAATATAAATTAGAATCTCAGTATAAAAATCGTTACACTGTATTAAATAATTATATACATCCTCTTCGTTATAAAATATTAGATTGGAAATCAAAGGTAAAATCAAACGAAGAAACCATATTCAAAACTGCAGATAATTTTGATTGTTTTAAATTGGATAGTTTAACCCTTAATTTTAAAAATAAAATATTTGGAATCAAATTAGCAATACATGATATAAATAAACAACATACAATCATTGTTTATGGCTGGGTAGATGATACTATTATAAAATATATTGATGATGATCCTGATTTGGTTTATAAGGAAAATCAATTAAGAGAAAATACACCCAACCATGAACTATTTAATATTACAACATATCATCGTTTCATTGATTGTATAACCTTGCACGATTTATTAACATGTAGTAGTGAATATTTAAAAGAAGTATATATATCCTTTATTGAAGAATATAATAATACAATTTTAAAAAAATCGGTGATAGATATTATAAATACATTTAATAATAAAGAAATTTATGATAAACGAAATACATTAATAATGTTATTAATACATTCAAATGAAAATGAATGTCATTATTTGGCATATTTATTGTATGATTTATTATCAAATGATATTAATGGAATTATAGATACATATGAACAGACATTAATATATGATAGTCTTCCATACAATATTAAAAAATTTTTTAAGGACGCTATGAAATTTACACTTAATTATCCGAAAAAAATTTCAAACCTAGAAAATACCCATTTGACATTAGAGCAAAGAATATGTTTAATGAAGACGGATGATATTGTTAAAGAAAAGGCAATGGTTAAATTTAAAGAAGTAAAAATGAAATCTGAAGATACTGGTTCAAAAGCAATGCAATATTTGGAGGGTTTATTAAAAATCCCTTTTAATATTTATAAAGAAGAGCAAATTCTCTCGTTAATGCCAATCAATATCAATACATTTAAAAGATTGGTAGAGGTATTAAAAAAAGAATTTTATGATCATCCGAAATGTAACCCAGAATTATTTTTTCCACTTAAACATAGTTATACTGGGTTGGAGGTAAATAAATATTATCTTATTTTGAAGAATGATTATATACATAACGTTTGTAGTTATTTAAAAGACAAATTTAAATGTTACATTTACTCGTGTTCAAAAATTAAAATTAATAATTTGTATATACAATTAAAGAATTATATAGATGACTCTGATACATATGATAAAAATAACAATACCTATATATTCACCAAAACAACTGGAAAACCGCTACAACAATTAAGAGAAGGTATTATAAATGATGTAAACAATATTATTATACATAGTACGAATCAGAATAATAATAGTGTATTAAATAATATTTATACATTTATAGAAGGTACAATCACAAACCACAACATACTAATTCATCATGAATTAACAAAGAAATTAGAAATAATTGATACTAATAAAAATAAAATACAAAATTTTATGAAAAATGTATCAAGTACATTAGAAGAATCAGTGTATGGTCATGCAAAGGCAAAAAAACAAATAGAAAGAATTATTGGTCAATGGTTAAATGGCGATTTAACTGGGTATTCTATTGGTTTTGAAGGGCCACCAGGTGTTGGTAAAACCTCATTGGCAAAAAAAGGAATCGCAAATTGTTTAAAAGATGATAATGGTGTTTCACGCCCATTCGCATTGATAGCAATGGGAGGATCTACAAATTCTAGTACCTTTGATGGACATAATTATACCTATGTTGGATCAACGTGGGGGAAAATTGTAGATATATTAATGGATACCAATATAATGAACCCAATTATATTTATTGATGAATTAGATAAAGTAAGTAAAACTGAAAATGGAAAAGAAATTATTGGAATTTTAACACATTTAATTGATCAGACACAAAATGATACATTCCAAGATAAATATTTCAATGGTGTTAATCTTAATTTATCAAAAGCATTATTTATTTTTTCATATAATGATGTTGATATGATTGATCGTATTCTACTTGACCGAATTCATCGTATTAAATTTGATAATTTATCATTAGAAGACAAATTGATTATAACCCGAAAATTTATTTTACCAGAAATTTACACTAAAATGGGATTAAATGATATTATTGATATAAGTGATGATACAATAAAATATATTATAATAAATTATACATCTGAACCAGGTGTTAGAAAACTAAAAGAGTTGATATTTGAGATTATGGGTGGAATTAACTTGGATATATTAAAAAATAATAATTCGGATAGTTTAACATTACCAATTCATATTACAATTGATAATATAAGTAATCATTATTTAAAGGATCATATGGAGTTGAAACCAACAATAATTCATAAATATCCTACAATTGGAGTTATAAATGGATTATGGGCAAATTCAATGGGGAGCGGAGGTGTTTTGCCAATAGAAGTTACTTACTATCCTAGTAACACATTTTTAGATTTAAAATTAACCGGATTACAGGGAGATGTAATGAAAGAAAGTATGTCAGTTGCAAAGAGTTTAGCATGGTCATTATTTTTAAAGGATAATCAAAAAGAAGCCATAGAACTACAAAAAAAATTAGAAGAATCTAAAAATCAAGGTATACATATACACGTACCTGAAGGCGCAACACCAAAAGACGGTCCATCTGCTGGAACAGCAATTACTATTGTTTTATATAGTTTATTTAGTGGTTGTAAAATTAAAAATGATGTTGCAATTACAGGAGAAATATGTTTACAAGGAAGAGTAACTGCTATAGGAGGGTTAGGATTAAAAATTTTAGGCGGAATTCGCGCTGGCGTAAAAACATTTATTTATCCAAGTGAAAATAAACAAGAATATTTGAAATTTATGGAAAAATATGAAATGAATGAAGTAATTACCGGAATTAAATTTACAGAGGTTGAGCGAATAGAAGATGTCATTCCATTAGTATTTATTTAATCATTTTTACATTATGAATTATTTAAATTACTTATTGTGGTTATTAAAATATATTATATGTTATTATATACCTAATATATAATATGGCAATTTCATTAACATTATCAAATATATTACAGTTTTTTTCATTTATATCACCAACGCTTTTGGTGTTCTTTATGTTTATGAGTTCATTATTTAATCAAAATCTGAAAGGTATCGTTTATATATCAGGGTTACTCATATGTTCAATTATTAATATTATTTTTATGAATCTTATTGGAAGTGGTCGGGACGAAAATGAAGCATTTTCATGTAGTTTGTTTGATATACCACTTGTTTCCCAATTTAATAGTCCATATCCAAGTTGTATGATTATTGCGTTTACTATTGCATACTTGGCACTTCCAATGAAATACAATAAACAAATGAATTATATCGTATTAGCATTTTTAATGTCATTATTAGTTGTTGATATGTTAACAAAAGTTCAAAATAAATGTACATCTTATCCGGGTTCTGTAATGGGCGCATTAGTTGGGTTTATTTTTGGTACATTATGGTATATCATTTTTCATGGATTAGGATTTGATTCTCTTTTATATTTTGATGAATTAAGAAGTGATAATGTGATTTGTTCACGTCCGACAAAACAAACGTTCAAATGCTCTGTTTATAAAAATGGTGAATTAATATCAAGCAATATTGCTTAATCATATATCTATTGTCATTTATGGAGAAAAATAACATTATTATTTTCATATATGGCGTATATTCATAATATCAAATAATATTATGAATTAATTATATTTTTATAAATTATATTTTTATAAATTATATTTTTATAAATTATATTTTTATAAATTATATTTATAACCATTTTCATTTATATATGTTATAAATTTTTTGATATATAGTGTACGATGAAACCCATACATCATTGTTTTTTCATTATTTGATGTTGCTTTCATTATATTAATAAACTTACTAATTACATTTTTTGTATTAGCAGTTTCGTATATGGATAACTTTTCTTTGGGATAAAATTCACCTTTTATTTTTTTATTTACATGATTATGAAATTCCCACAAAAAATTAATTAAAGCATTTTTTGATGATGACAAATGTGATTTATTAATATTATTCATTACACTTGATGCGTGTTGTTGACAATCAGGACAAGGTAAATGATTACATATAGCTGAAATATTTGAAATTAAAATAGGTAGTTCAGATGTATATTCATCTTTTAATTTAAAAGCTAATGTATGAAATAATAACCAAACTGCATTTCCCCATTCTTTTTTTTTCATATTTAATATATATATAAAGATATAATTATAGTTATAATTATACACTATAATTATGAACTATATCATAGAAGATGAAATTGATTTTTTTAAAGAGTTAAATAAAATGGAAGAACCATCCGATATAGATAATAACAATATTTATGAACAACCAATATGTATGATAACACATATGCCATTAATATATAATTCTGTTAAATTACTATGCGGTCATCAGTTTAATTATTTACCGTTATATAAAGAGTTAGTATTAATTAGTGGATATAATAGAATAATAAAATGTCCATATTGTAGAACAATTTCAAATAAATTACTTCCGTATATACCATTAACTGGTGTAGAAAAAAAGTATGGTATCAACTCACCTAAAACTTTATGTATGGTTGGGCCAAAGTGTTTATATAAATTAAAAAATGGGAAAAACAAAGGTTCCGAGTGCGCTAAAGATGGGATTGAATCTAAAGAAGGAATATTCTGTAAAAAACATTTTGACTTAACTCATACAAAATCCAATGAAATTGATAAAATAATGAATAAAACCAAACCAACTATTATTTGGACAACCCAGAAAGAAGATTTATTTAAACGTAAATCGGTAATTCAATTAAAACAATTGTTAAAAGAAAAGGGGATGAAAACAACAGGTTTAAAAAAAGAATTAGTAAACCGTATTTTTATTTATAATAATGCAAATGATAACAATAATGTAAATGATATAATTAGTTTGTTATAAAAATATAAATAACTTTTAATAACATATGTAGAAATGGCTTCAAATAAAGAAAGATTGTCACAAAATATTAAAGGTTGGCTACAAATAGATAAAGAAATACAAGTCCTTCAAAAAGAGTTGAAAGAGCGTAAGAAAAAGAAAGCATCTTATACTGAAAATTTAGTTGACATTATGAAATCCAACGAGATTGATTGTTTTGATATAAATGATGGGAAAATTATTTATACGCAATCTAATGTAAAGAAACCAATTAATAAAAATCATTTGATTGAATCTTTAAGTAAATACTTTGAAGCATCACCCAATATTCCAACAGATGAGGTTGTTAAGTTTATTCTTGAAAATCGCGAAATAAATACAAAGGAAAGTATTCGTCATAAACCAAATAAAAACGTATGATTATAACTATATTAAGTATATTATTACAATGATGTCAAATAAAAATACATCATTCATTAATACACGTAATACTATTTTTGCAAAATTACATAAATTATTTGAAGATGATATTAATATAAATAAAGACGTAACAACGAATGAACCCGAAATGACATCAATAGCTAATAATGAAAACCATAATACAACTGATAAAAGAAATTATATTTTGAATGTTCCAAATGATAATATGGAGTTAAAAATTAATTTAGGTAAGCCATTTGAAATATGTATATATCAAGTATACTGGCATAATGCTATACCTATTTTATTGTTTTTATTAAATAAAAAGAACGAAACTACTTTATCTTTTGTTGAATTTATAAACAATGGGTCAAATAATACCGGAAGGTTAAAAAATAACATAATAAAATATATATCCACCTTTTTTCCCATTATAAATATAACTTATCGGGGCTATTATGAAACCAATGAAAAAAATGTAATTATACTTAATTATGAAGATCAATATAATTATAATTCAATTATTACAACCGACAAAAATAACTATTTATGGAGTTCGGTTTATGAAGTTATAAATTTAAATAAAGTATACAATTATAGTTTAGATATTAATGTAACTGAATTTTTTAAAAACAACCCTGGATTTCTTAAAATAACTCAAACAAATGGCGTTAATTATGAAACTCCTATTATATGTTATTATAAAACCAAAAAAACAGAAAATATTGATGAAGTTGATATTTATAGAGAAGCGATTATTCCTTCTTTACCAAAATCATATTATTTGTATAGTTCTGGATGTATTCCGAAAATAAATGAGAGTAATAGTAGTAGTATAGTGCGTATAGCAGTTTTCATAGGTAAAATGGCTTTCAAGGATATAGAGTTATATAATACGGATAATAGTTATGATACATTATTCTATATTTATAAAAATGTCAATCGGTATTTCATTATAAGAAATTATAACCAACATACTATATTGTCCATTTTATAAAGGATATAATAAAATAATAAAAAGAAATATGGTTTTATATTATAACTGATGAAAAAGATAGTAGTTATAATATTATCATTCATCGGTACAATTGCTGGATATGGATCACCCCCTCCCCCTCCTCCGCCTCCATGTAACACACCACAATGTAGTTCTGGTACCTTTTGTTATTCAAATACAAATCAATGTACGCCTTGTCCATCTGGCTATAAATATCTAGCTAATCCGAATATAGGTGTTTCAAGTAAGGAATTGTGGGGTTGTGAAATATGCCCGACAACTACGTTTAGCCCCAATAAAGGTTCATCTGAATGTACTTCTTGTCCTATTGGTAAATTTGGTCCTCAAAATGGACTTGAACAATGCTTTGATTGTGATAGTAATACATTTACGGATAGTAATGGACAAAGCACTTGTTCCATATGCTCGCTTTGCTTAGATGGTAAGTATGAAGTAGCTCCTTGTTCGTTAACTCAAGACACTCAATGTGAAGATTGTAAAGAAATTCCTCATTGTGAAAAAAAACCAATTTGTTTTTCTTCATCTACAAGTCGCTGTAGTGGTTGTTTACCTGAATACTACTTAATATCACCAGATAAATGTATACCAACGACACAATGCGTTTTAAATTTAGAATATGAAATAAGTCCTTATACAACTACAATTAATCGGGTTTGTGGGAAATGTATAATCTCTTGTCCGATTGGACAAATGTTAGAAGGAAAATGTATTGAAACATTTACGCCTAAATGCATACCATGTGAGGAAGGATTTTATAAATCTATTCCCGATGGTTCTTCTTGTTTACCTTGTATTAAAACTTGTGGATTAGGATTTCAGCTAAAAAATATATGCTCTTTAACTACAAATTCAATATGTATGCCTTGTCAAGATGGATTTTATAAATCACTCACAGACGATTCAAAATGCTTACAATGTAAATCATCTTGTAATTCTGGATTTGAATTAAATCACCAATGTCTGCCTTATAAAAATCCCGAATGTATCCCTTGTCAAGATGGATTTTATAAATCTTTAGCAGATAATTCTAAGTGTTTACAATGTAGATCATCTTGTAATCCTGGATTTGAATTAAACCACCAATGTCTGCCTGATAAAAATCCAGAATGTATCCCTTGTCAAGATGGATTTTATAAATCACTCACCGATGGTTCAAAATGCTTGCCATGTAGAGCATCTTGTAATCCTGGATTTGAATTAAACCACCAATGTCTGCCTGATAAAAATCCCGAATGTATCCCTTGTCAAGATGGATTTTATAAATCATTAGCCGACAGTTCAAAATGTTTGATATGTAATGATGATTGTGGCGAAGGTTCATACATTTCACACTTATGTAATCCGAATGAAAACTCAAAATGTTCTTTTTGTCCGATAAATACAGCAAACCCTAATCGTTATTCTGTTTTTATATCATCTTGTATACCCTGTAAAGATGGTTCAACATCTGTTATTGGTTCTGCTACTTGTATACAATGTCCTCTTGGAACAGCAACATTTGGTGGATTAGAATGTAATAAATGTACGCCGGGTACTTATACGGATAATTTAGGTTCAATTGAGTGTAAAAAATGCCCTGCTGGCACATATAGTGATAATATTGCATCAATGGATAAAAATAATTGCCTTGATTGTAACAATGGTTTTTTTTCATTAGCCGGTAATGAAAAATGCACTCCTTGTCCAATAGGGACATTTGAAGATGGAAAACATTTAAAATGTAATCATTGTATTTCAGGGCATTATAATGACATAATAGGACAAACAATATGTAAAAAATGTCCAGCGGGAACAGAAAACGGAAATATTAAATCTATTAATATTGATAGTTGTATAAAATGTGTGCCTGGGTTTTATTCATATGAAGGTTACAATAAATGTTTACAATGTCCACCTGGAACATATACGAATATATATGGAACTAGAGATTGTTTAAAAACTATTCCAGGAACTTATACTTCTGAACCTGGTTCAATCACCCCAATAAATTGCGAGCCTGGTTCTTATAGCGATGTGTATGGTGCAACAAAATGTACTTTATGTAAACCTGGATATATAAATAATCAATATGGATTAACAAGTATAAATGATTGTATACCTTGTCCTATTGGAACTTATATAAATGTATCAGGTTCTACAGTGTGTTATAATGTTCCAAAAGGAACATATCAAGATAATGAAGGACAAAATACGACAATACTATGCCCAGTTGGAACATCAAATAACAATACAAGTTCATATGATAAATCTTTTTGTGAATTGTGTTCTATAGGAAAATATCAAAATATAATTGGTTCACATAGTTGTATAGACTGTGACAAGGGTCATTATCAAAATTTAGTAGGACAAAATAAATGTTTTCAATGCCCTATGGGTACCTATAATGAAAAACTAGGAGTTGATAATATTAATGATTGTATTCCTTGTGAGAAGGGGACCTTTTCTTCTATTTTATCCGCGATTACTTTTAATACTTGTATAATAAGTCCAATTGGAACATATGTTGATATAATTGGATCCCCAAATTATACTCATTGTGAACCTGGTTATTACCAGAATAAAACACAACAAAGTAAATGTATTGCTTGTCCTTCGGGAAAATATAACTCATTACATAAATCTATAAATAGTTCATCTTGTATTATAGCGCCAATTGGAAGTTATGTTCCAAAAGAAGGTTCAAGTACATATCTACCTTGTGAAAAAGGAACTTATTCTGATATTATTGGATCAACAATATGTAAATTATGTAAGCCCGGTAAATTTACAGATAACTTGGGTTCGTCAAAATGTATTGAATGTCCAAGCGGAACATTTTCATTATATAATGGAGCACCAAATTGTGAAAGTATTGGATTACCGACAGTATTAGTTTATAATATAACAGAAACCAGTTATAATGTGAAAATAAAGACAAATTTTACGTCCATTGTTCCAATCAAATATGTATGTGTTGGGAAATGTAATATATATGTTAATAATGAATTGGTAATTGAAGATGAAGAAAATAGTGATAGTTTAAAAACTAAACTATTAGATGTAAGATTAGGTATAGACACTATAAGTGTTATATTTAATGATTTCTTTAATAGTTCTCTTAATATTAATTGGAAATGTTCAAAGGTAAATTTAAAAACACATTGTAGTGGAATACCTGAAAATATAGTGATATTGTCTACCTTAATGGAAACCAAACGAAACGCTATAAATACATATGCAAACCCAGATATATTATTTTCGTCTACTATAATTAAGTATTTTCAAACACAAACGTATGATTTTCAGTTAACTCAACTAGAACCATCAGTAAAATACTCATTTAAAGTTGTATTTAAAATAGTAAATGAAACTTTTCAAATGGAGCCGATTATTGTAAATGATGTAATAACAAAAGTAAGTGTGCCTACTGGACCAGTACAAGGATTAGTAAAATATTTTATTGGATTAACGCCGATAGACCATATATCTAATGAACAATCAATGTTAAAAATACACTGGGACCCACCATCAATTGTATTACAGCATGGACCTATTACTAGTTATAATATTTCATATATACGCGAGCAAAGACAATATATTACATATGGACCAAATCCAAGAACAGTTATAGTTCCGTCATTTGAAAAACATATGTTAGTAAATACGACAACCATTATATTAGATAATTTAAATCCTGATACAAATTATACTATAAGGGTATATCCTAGAACATACGCAATCGGTCAAGGACCAGAAAATATAATTCGGATAAAAACAACTGTTGCAGCTCCACCAAAACCACCTGCTTTGACAATTGTTTCAATTAATGATGAAGATATTACAGTGAATTGGCCATCATTAACTAATGAAACTGGAGAAATAACAAAAGTATGGGTTGTAGTAGAACCTTATGAACGTTTACAAGTATCGTCTGAAGTTGTTCATATACCAAAAAATAGTTTGTTACCCCCTTTACCCTTTCCACATGAAGGTATCCGAGGTTTTTTTGGACCTTATAATGTTAGTAATACTTGTCAATCGCATATAGTAGGTTTTACATTTTTGAGTATAAATACGAAGGAAATTTGTGGAGGATTTTGTAATAAAAAATGTGAATATGGAACGCAAATGTTAGATCCAACTACAATATTACCTACAAATGATAAAAAACTTGAAAATGATAAATTTATTATGGTTTTTAATAATTCGGATGGAGTGCTATCAACGCGCTATGTTCCTTATTTAACTATGAAAAAACGAATAGATACTACAACTTCATTGGGAGGTTTAAACGCGGCTGGAACTTTTTTAATTGGCGATGGTTTAAATAATATAAAAAGTAAATTAAATAATGCATTATTGGAAATAGATTTATTATATCGTTTGAGATTTATGGTTTTTACAAGTGAAACATTATATTCAATTAGTGATCCTGTAGATGTAACATTAGTAGAACAAAATAGTTTAATTTCATTGTCAGAAAGTATTTATGTGGGAATTATAATAGGTATTGTGTTTTTATTATTATTAATATTATGTTTTTATTATGTTAATTCATGTCAAAAAAGAAAAAGTATGAGTGATATTGGTATTGAATCAATAACACATAAAAATGTAAACACGTATGAAGATAATACAACACCATCTTTTACAAACCCTCTTTATTGGAAAGGGAACAAAGGAATACATCAAGAATACAATAACGAATCTTCATATATGGATGTTTCTATTCCGAATTATTTATCTGAATATTCTACTACAGAAATAGCTCAAACCGATACATATTTTGATGTAGATGCTCCGCCATTACCCTGTAAAAAAAATAAAACATATTTAGATACGAATGATGATGCTCCTCCATTACCCGATAAACAAAATAAAAATCAGTATTTGGATATTGTAAAAGAACATGAATATGATACTATTGAATATATATAATTGTAAATTGTCTACTAGTAAATTGTCTACTAGTAAATTGTCTACGATTTTATAAATAAAAAAAATTATTTATAAAACTATTTATTAATTTATGGTGGTATGGAAAACGATTCTCTATTTATTTAAGAGCGAATAAAATCTTGGAGAATCTTGGGGCCATGCGAATCAAAACCGACCATATCCATCATCAACGGATCTTTGGGGTCGGCAATGGTATAATCCGCGCCTTGCGTCGCAACAACAGCTAACTTCGTATTGGGCATCTTCATACCAGCACGATACTGTTTCATTGCTTCGCTCGGTTTAATTCCACTATTGACATCACAATCAGTGATTACCACAAAAGCATCATACTTACGCTTGTATTTCAATGCTTCCAAAATCCCCATTGAAATATCAGTCATTCCCCAATCGCTGCGCTGGCATACCTTTAATACCTTATCTAAATGAGCATCAGCATCAATAACATCAGATACATCAGTTAATCCTGTATTTCCAGACCCATTCCACCCACCATATCCTAATTTACTCTTACTTGTGAAGAGATAAAACGAATGGTCTGGACTAGAATCACCTCTAGTTTCACTTCGCGCGAAAATCATTGACAATAGTGCAGCAGATTCAGCACAAGTGACGCCTTCGCATAATGATTGGCTATTCATAGATCCAGAACAATCAATCAAGAAACAAATGCGCTTGCCGGTTGGTTCAACATTCTTAAAACTGAGGTAAAACATTTCCTCCAATGTCTTCACAATATCTGGATTCACCATCCACGAATTATGGCCACGAGTTCCACTACCATTGCGATAGGTAAACCACGCGGTCAAAACACTAACTGGATGAATCTTTGAAAACTTGATAGTGTCTGGGTTTACCAAATGTTTCGTAACTAATTGAAGGGTCGTTTCATCATCAAGAACATTGCGTGCAGACAAATTCCCTAAATTGCGAAGTAGGGCAGTAAGAGGCATTGACACTCGCGTTTTGTTTTTATTTACTAGCAAAGCGGTCAACACTTCCTTGTCGGCCAATCCCCATGTAGGAATTTGTTCACGCGTGAGTTTGTGTTGATAAATAAGTTCAATCAAGTTTACCTTTTCATGAACCAATAATCGCGTAGCAATATGAACACCACTTAGATATTGATAAACCTTTGTAGCAAGTAAGTTCGGTGTTGCGAGTTTGTCCATTTCTTCAAATCCATTCATGGCATAACGCAATACCAGGTCAAGTTCAGTTGGAGGAGAAGTGTTTTTATTGACCTTACGCTTATATTTAGTACTGCCTTCTTTTTCTTCAAACACCCGGTCATCTCCCGTCCCCGTTTTTACGTGAGTGCATTGAAGAATATTTTTGAAAGACCACCCTTCACGCGCCATATACTTAGTGATTTGATAGGCAAGGTCTTCGGGCTTACCACTATAGGAAAGAATCCAGTCATTAATTTGGCGTTTGACTGCTCGCCCAAATCCCTTGCTCTTTTGGCCTGTAGCGAGACATTCAATTGACGCATGACATTTCTTCCACGAATACAAATGCGAGATTGTTTTAAAATTCTCTAACAATTGAAGACCCATCTTGCGAATAGTAACATCTTTCGCGCGACAAAGCAACCCAATAACCATCATTGTAGCATCTTGCTTAGGCGCACGATTTTCCTTATAAACATCACGGACGATATTGCAGATTTCTTCACCGTGACCAGAACTGATTTGGGATTTAATGTATTCCGTATTTTCTGCAGATAACCCCTTCTTTCGGGGATCGTATTTATTTTCGGATGATCCTAGAATAAGCAATCGCAAAATATAATCTTTTAATGAGAGTTTAAACACGAAACTCTCATTAACACTGCTGGTTGTATCTTCTTGTTGTCGTTCAATATCTTGGCAATAACTCTGGTTTCGTTGATATGAAAAGGCCATTTTGTATTGGTCTATATTGTTATTAATAATAAAGTTTCTTTAATATATTTCAATTTATTGTATAAATAAATATACTATATTAATATATACAATTAAACCACTTAAAGACAACGGTCTATATAGAGTGTAGAAGAAGCACAACAAACTAACAGAAAGGTCTGCCGATATTGGGTTATCACTTTTTATGAACCCTCCCAATATCATTCATTGACCTTTCGCCCTTCCGTTTATAGTAAATTGTTTATACTTACACGAACTGTCTAATTTGGGTTATCACCTTTTATGAACCCTCCCAAATTAATTTATTGTTTGTGTTTTAATGTAGGAACTGCTTATAAATGGTTATTTAATTAATCATATTCAATAATGTTTAGGTCTGCCGATATTGGGTTATCACTTTTATTGAACCCTCCCAATATCATTCATTGACCTTTCACCCCGTACTCCACCCCATTCCACTTATTAATTTAAGTGGGTTTTAGAACAATTTATTGTTTTTGCTCGTTAGCTCAGTGGTAGAGCAGCGTAAATGGACTACACCTAATTGACCGAACAATTTTTGGTCTGATTGTAGTTTGTTCTCCCTTTTTCGGCGTTGGTCGCAAGTTCAAATCTTGCACGAGCACCAAAAAACAATAAGAAGGTTCTGTTTAAATTGTCGTGTTTAATGTTAAAAAAATTATTTATTTATTTGTTATATTAAATTCAAATACTTTTCATAATACTATACAAATATAATATTATGATTTAATTAATCTATAGTAATAACTTATTGTTCATAACCTATTTTTTATATATATAAACATTATATATGGAATACTTTGCCTTTTTTTTATATACTATATTATTCATTACTATTACGGTTCCTGTAGCAATTGTTATATTTGATTTTTTTGACATTAAATTTGAAGTGTATGGGAATTATGTGTTTTGGATGATTGCTTTAGCTTTGTTTAATGCTTTGTTACCATATAAAGCAAAAAATATTTTCCAAGATGATCCGTCAGAAAATAAAAATAAAAGTTAATTAATACTAACTAATTAGTATATATTTAAATAGTATTATTTTATTAATAAATTGAAAAGATTTAAACTTAACGTATATACATTATATAACTAGAGAAGAAATGGAGAATCATATTAATAAAAAGCTAGAAAAGTATCAAGTTGAGTTTAAGTCAAATATTAAAGACTGGATTACTAAAAGAAATATTTCTTTGGTTGATCCATCCAACTCTACTGATTTTACTAGCGACTTTTTAAAATATATATATGATTGTAGTAGTATGAAACTTAAGGAAGAGGACCTAAAAAAACGCAAACGAATTAAAAATATTGTTCCTCAAAATGACTTATGTATTGCAAAGAGAGCAAATGGAGAACAATGTACTAGACGACGAAAAACAGATGAAAATAAGGAAGGCAATGAACCAACTCAATTCTGTGGAACACATATTAAAGGTACTCCTCACGGAATCATTAATATTGATATTAATAATTTATCAATTCCAAATACAAAGGTTCAAGTATGGGTGCAGGATATTAAGGGAATTCATTATTATATTGATGATAAGAATAACGTATATCACCCCGACGATATTTTGGCAAATAATCTAAACCCATCTATTATTGCACAATGGACAAAGAATGAAGAAAACGTATACTCTATTCCTCAATTTGGAATTTAAATTTTATTTATAACCATTTATAAGTAAAGTAATTAATTATATAATCATTTTTTATTATATAATTAAATGGAACAAGAAAATGTAAGCAATGCTATTAAAAATGATAAACAAAAAATAATAATTGATGTATTAAATAAGGCAAATATTACATGTTCATCTATTACCGATTTAAATGGTATGCTCATACCACGCGAACTCTTTATGAACTTAGATATTTATAAGAATTTAAAAGAAAAAATACCTGATTTAAAAACTCTTTTTTCATCTTCTTATTTAACTTCTTTACAAGATACCGCTGAAAAAAAACAGAAATGGCCTTTATTGAATCTACTCAGACAAGTATTAAGATCGTGTAATTTTAAATTAACACCAAAACGTATATCTGATGGCTACACAATAGACGGTAAAAAAAAATACAAACGGATGTTTATTGTTGAAAAGATGAGAGTCATTATATAATTTTTTGGTTTTAATACTTTATTCAAATGCTGTAAATTGGCGTTGACCCGTAAAAGCAATCCTCACAATCATCACTGTTTAACCGATGACAATTGTGTTTCCAAATACTTGTACCTGCATGTTCCTCATACTCATCAAATACCTTTACTGAAACCAAACTTTGAACATCTTTTACCCTCCGCGACTGTAAAAGTAGAATGTTTCGTGTTCGTTTTTCTGTTTCACGCTTACGTCTATACGAATTCAACTCTTGCTTCTCTTTTTGCTTTTGTGCTTTCATCATTTTTTGTAGTTGCTTTTCATCAGAAACCACATTCACAATACTACTACTACAAAATTCCTTTTTGTTTTTTCCTGTCTTTTTCTTTTGTTGCTGTTGTTGCTGCTGGTAATCTTCTGATAATACTAGACCTTGCTTCTTCTTCATAGTAGTAGAACTGGCGGATGCGGATGCGGATGCGGATGCGGATGCGAATTTGCTTCGGGATGAAAACATCTTGTTTCGTTGGTTGTTGTTTGGGGTTGTAGGATAGAATAAAACAAATAATAGCATTTCAATTTTTTGAGAAATAGTTTTATACATTTTACCATTTAAAATTCCGATTTTTATTTCGTTTAATATATATTATTTATTTATTGTAATTATATAATATGGAAACATTAAATTATTCAAAATGCATTGATAGATTTAATAATAGTATTGATACATTGTTAATTCCATAATTTATTTATTGGTCGGCGTTTTAAATTGTCAATGATGTAATAGATTTAATATAAAAAATATAGTTTTATATTAATAATGCCAAATGTTCCAAAACGTTATGTTCCCAAAACACTTAACAAGAGAGATAAAGTAAAGGCAAGTAAAGAATTAAATCTCTCTCGGAAATTATACAAGAAGGGTAAATATTATACTAGAAAGAGAGTGAAGTCATTTAAATCTAAACCTTCAAAACATATTGTCAAGGCACGTAAAACTTATGGAATACAGAATATAAAACCTTCTACTGAATTAGCAAAAAAAACTGGTTGTTCTATTGGTGCTCTTAAAAAAATAGTAAGTAAAGGAGAAGGCGCGTATTTTTCATCAGGGTCTAGACCAAACCAAACAGCACATTCTTGGGGATATGCTCGGTTAGCCAGTTCAATTACAGGTGGTAAAGCATCTGCGGTTGATTATACTATATTAGAAAATGGATGTAAATCAAATAGTAAAGCATTAAAATTAGCAAAAACATCGCCGCATTTTAAACACGGAACTAGACGCATTCCGAAGGTAAAACTATTATAATAACTGCGATACAATATATATATTAAATATAATATTTTAAAATCCCATAAAGTTCGTTAAAGCATACTGGGTTACGATGATCTACATGCGAACAATTGGTTTTATATGTATGTAATCTCGCATTATCATTCAAAAATTTTAAACCAAGCATATCTTTTTTGTATAATTCGGTATTTTCAATCGGAATTATATTCATTTCTTCATCTAGAAAACTGAACTTCCCACTTTCGGGTGGATAAACAATATCATCATTTGGTGACCATACCATAATAAAATTAGAGAGATTTTCTAGATTATTTCGGTATTTATCTCTCTGTGGATGTTCTTTTTCATTGTTAATATAAGGGAGATAAACACTTTTACTAAGATAGATTTCTAATATACTTGGATTACGCCAATACCCTGCAAAGGAAATATGATTTTGTGAAAATTGGGTATACATAAAATTATTATCCACACTATCTCTCATAAAAGCACCTCCATGTGGAGTTACTAATGTAATTAAATTATAAACTGGATAATCATTACATTGTTCAACGTAACCCCTTGCAAGTAAACCTCCTTGAGAGATTCCAATAAAATCAAATCCATTTTCCAATTCTTTTGTTTTATAAATTGTATCACATAACTCATCTAGCTGGTCTGGTAATGGTGTATATAAACTGGTTTTCTCTCCATTACCAATTTCTATATTAATTACCTTTTTGGAAAAGGTATCTTCTAACCATTCACATAATGGTAACATTTTTTCACTTGAACTTTCCAAACCGTGTAGAACAACTATGGGAATGGCACCACTACAATAATTTATATAATTCAATAGATTAACAACTCCAAAAACAAAACTACTTTTTAATAGCCCCATTATGTTTTATATAGTATTATAAAGATGTTTTATGTTTATTTACTATTATAATACCATATTTACTATTATAATACCATATTTACAAAAAATATAAATTTAATTACCACTACTAAAAGGCCATTTAAATCCAATGTCCACTCTTTTCCGATTTGGTGCAATATACCCGTTGGGTTGAACATTTGGATCTAAAAATAAATTAACTACGGGACCGGGCACGTTACTGGAACTAGTTGGTTTGTAAATAAGTCTATTTTGCGAATTACATACTATAGTAGAACCAGATTGAGGCAATCCACTTGTATTTGATGATGTAAATGCATCTCCTTGTGTTGCCCATGCACGTTTTGAATAAGGACCATTTCCTTTTGCTAAAAGAGATAAATATTGTTGTTTGGTTAATTTGCTACTATTTTGTTTATGTTGAAGTATTTCTGCCTTACGACGCATTTGAATAGCTGGATTTGTAATAGCATCTTCATATGAAACACCATCAGTTGTAAAAAATGGAGGTGCCAAAAATTCTTTTATAACACTTAATATTAATTTTGTGTATGCATCTCCTATAATATCAGAAACTCTAATTGTATATTCATACGTTGTAGTTAAAATTGTTGGTATTCCACTTATTTCACCAGTAGTACTATTAATTGTTAACCCAGAAGGAAGTTTACAATTTACAGTATATATTGGATTGGTATTTCCACCAACTATATTTTCAGGAACTATACTTATGGTTTGATTTTGTGTTAATAAATATTCTGTTTTTGGATAACTAATAATCGGAGGAACTTCTACACTTATTTGTATAACTGTATCATAAATAATATTACTATTATTTGCTCTAATAGTGTATGATATTAAATTTGAAGCTATTGTTGGTGTTCCTGAAATATTACCATTAGCTGAATTTATATTTAAACCTATATCAGTTAAAGGAGGCGTTGATATTACTGTATAAGTAATTCCAACTTTATTAGAAAAGGTATAATTTGGTTTTATTTGTGTAGTGCCAATATATGGTTTGTTGATTGTTAATATATAAGGTGATCCTGGATATATAAATTCTGGAGAATAATCAACTAGAATACCTATATTTGCACTAGCATCTATTTGTGTTTCAGCTGAAGCATCAATAATATAATTTGTTAATGTCGTAATACTCGCAAATGTAGTTGTTCCTGATATAGTTCCAGTGCTTGAATTTAGAACAAGACCCAATGGAAGATTAGTATTTGGAGAAGTATCACTTATTTTATAGACAATACCTTCGCTAGGTGTACCAGTATTGGTTATAGCTATATTATATGTTTTGGTTGTTTCTAGGTAATATGGAGTTCCGTTATATGAGAAATCAAATGGCATTATTATAATATATAAATATTAATAAAAGTAAAAAAGGGTGTAAAAAATAAGGAAGGGAAGGGTAATAGGGTCGAAAAGTGAAAAGTAAAAAAAGGTGAAAAGTAAAAAATTGAAAAGGAAAAAAGAAAAAGAAGAGAGTAATAATAAGTGTTGAGGAAAGTAAATAAAAAATGGAAAAAGCGCTGAAGCAAATGGAAAAAGTAATGATGGTGACTGTTGAAGCAGTGGTGACAAAGTTGGCGGAAAAGTATGGATTTGAGGTAGAGGCGGGAATGGCGTGTATAAAGGTGGAGGGCGAAGAGAAGAAGAAGAAGAAGGAAGAAAAACGAGGGCGACCGGGTAAAAAAGAGAAAGCAATTGTAACGAAAGAACAAGTGGTGGACGAGGTGATAATGGCCGTATTGATGGCGGAAGAGGAAAAGGGCGGCGTAGATACAGCTACGGCGGAGGTGGTGGTGGCCGTTGAGAACGGAAAAGATAAAGTAAACCCAAAAGAAGCGGAAAAGAAAGCGAAGGCGGAAGAAAAAGAAAAGAAGGAAGCGGAAAAGAAAGCGAAGGCGGAAGAAAAAGAAAAGAAAGAAGCGGAAAAGAAAGCGAAGGCGGAAGAAAAAGAAAAGAAAGAAGCGGAAAAGAAAGCGAAGGCGGATGCGAAAGAAAAGAAAGAAGCGGAAAAGAAAGCGAAGGCGGAAGAAAAAGAAAAGAAAGAAGCGGAAAAGAAAGCGAAGGCGGATGCGAAAGAAAATAAAGAAACGGAAACGGAAACGAAAGCGGACGCAGCGGTGGTGGTGGTGGTACCATTGACAACAAACAAAACTCACGTGGGTGAATTTCCGCTCAAAGACAATTTCCAAAAAAATGAAGTAAAAGAGAATGATGAATTAGAAGATCACGTAGAAGTTGAATTTGAGGGAAAGAAGTATTTTAAAACAAACGACAACGTGGTGTTTGATACAGAAAGTTTAGATGCAATCGGAGAATGGAATACGGAAACAAACGTAGTAGAATTTTATGAAGAGGAAGAGGAATGAATAAACAATATAAAGAAATAAAAAGAAGTGAAATTTTTTTAATTTGTTGTGTGTTGTGTGTAAAAATCTCTCAAAAAAGATAAGAATAAAAATAGAACTGAAATCTGGTTATGTGACTCATTTCCGGTTTGGGTGTAAATGGCGGGCGCCAAGTCTGGGGTGCCAAGCCTGGGGTGCAATCTTTAAAGCAAGCGGAGGCAAAGGGTTGTCCAGGAGATTGGCGAGTATACAATAGATATAAAGTATTTGAATCTGAAGCATAAAATATAAATACCAAATCTCTCTTAGTATTATTTTCAAGAACCTTAAAAGAATGAATGAATCTATCTATACCATCACATTACATCCGTTAGTTGTTAGTTAAACCCTTTACAAATAAATAATAATTCTATATTTGAAATGAAAAAGAAGAGAGATTTAGATGGTATTTTTTGTGACTCATTTCTGGTTTTGTCACTCATTTCCGGTTTGGGGGTAAAACTCGGGCGCCAAGTCTCGGGTGCAATCTTTAAAGCAAGCGGAGGCGGGGTGGCGGATGTAGTGGGTTGTCCAGGAGATTGGCGAGTATACAGTATATAAAAGTATTTGAACGGTATAATAATGAAAAATAATAACAAATCTCTCTTACTATTATTTTTAAGACACTCTATAGTATTAATCTTAACTGTTTTTTACTTTGAATAGGAATAATACTATAGTATATATAAATCGAAAAAAAAAAATATTTTCTAGAGATGATACAAAAAAATTGAAATACTTTTCCAACGAAAGATAGCAGACAACCCCTTACACGACGAATTGAAGTAAAAAAGCAAAAGCAAAGTAACCGTAAAGCAAACGAAATGGCAGCCACACCAAACTCCAATTATTCCAGTTCTCCCTCTCCCTCTCCCACCACACACATTCCTCTTTACCGAACTCCTTCCCCACCGCCCAGCACACAATCTACGCCCGAGTGGTGTAAAGACGATTCCCCAGAGGGTGGTCGGGTTTACACACCGGGTCTTTATGACGAGGACCGCGATGATGAAATCCCAGACATCGCCACCCTTCGCGTAACCGACAACGAAGAAGAAGAAGAAAACGTCTTCCGTACTCCTCCTCCAAACCACACACACACCGGTCCCCATTGTTGTCTCTTGTCTTCGCCTCCACCCCCACCCGCGATTCTGTTCAAAAACACGCAGACACAAACACAACCCACCACACAAACTCCCAGCAAATCCCAATCCAGCAACGAAAAACGACACAAAAAAATGACAGACATTGCTATCAATATTGAACCAGAAGCTGTGTCATTGGCTTGGATGTTTATGGGGATACAAGTGCGAAAGAGTCCTGTCGCCGAGACCTTACGAACCCGGTTTAATTTGAAACCTTCCCTGAAAGAAGTGCTTCAAATTCAATCAGAAATCGAAACCGAGTTCAACAAAGCCATGCGTGGCTTGATTAATCACGGATCGTATTATAAAGGCAGCGGAAGCAACTTCTGTTTCATAAACTTCATGCGCGATATGATGGAAATCCCCGAATTGGCGATGATCCGGATGCGACGAGTTCTCGCAGAATGCAAATGTTGTGCACATCATCAGTCCCGTCGTCCTCTTTGCCAAGAAAAGAAACGCCAACCGGATTATGATATGTTCGCGCAACCGGAAAATGATTGCCAATGCACCTGCCGTCATTTCGCGCGCAAATTAGAAGAAGCATTGCTCGGCGAATATCCGCTGGAAGTCAACGGGCAGTTGTGGGAGCGTTCGCTCTGAAATACAAAGAAAAAATTAGAATAGAAGAGAGAAAAACGAAATAAAGGCATAGTCCCAAACAGGTAAGTTTTTTTCTCTCTTTTTACCCTAAATTACACCTTTTTTTTATCACTCATTTCCCGTTTCCCTACTCATTTCCCGTTTGAGGCAAATCTCGGCGCCAAGCTCGGGTGCAATATTTAAAGCAAGCGGAGGCAAAGGGCGGATGTAGTGGGTATCCAGGAGATTGGCGAGTACACATAAAAGTATTTGAATGATCCCATCAACAGAAAACAAACCAAATCTCTCCTACTAAAAATTTCAACTCCCTCTATAACAATAATCTAACCAACTCTTACCTAGAATAACAACAATACTAGAGTATATATAAAATCGAAAAATGATATGAAAATAATATCTACTGTATTTTATAATACAAAGTAAAAAAGAGATGAAAATCTCTCATCAATGTTTATTCACAAGAGGATTATAAATCCTTAAACTAAAACTAGAACCTAAAGTTGCGCATCAAAGTTAATATCCTCTGGGTCAATCCCGTAAACTTCTATCTTCTCCAAAAAGTTATAAATCCTCTTGGCAAAATCTTGAATTGGATGTTCTAGGTAGTCCAATGCCTCGTGTGCCCGTTGCTTGGTGCCAAATCGTATGTTATCATCCATACAAAGCAATCGTTTCCCATCCGGTTCTAAAAGGCGACTGAAAATTTGGCACCAGACGTCTAATTGCATATCAGCGTTTCCTTGGACATTCAAGTTTTGAAGACATTTCATCAAATTTTGTATTTCCCTAGCGACAATTTCATTCTTCGCTCTATAAAACTCTGCTTGATGATCCATTATATTTGTGTGTTTGTGTTTGTGTTTGTGTTTGTGTTTGTGTTTGTGTTTGTGTTTGTGTTTGTGTTTGTGTTTGTGTTTGTGTTTTTTGATTCTTCCTAGCACCTTTTCGTCCGTTGTAGTGGAATGATAATGATGTAAGTGTTATTCTATACTATTTTACTAAAAAAGCATTTCAATTTTTTACACCTTTGGACACCCTTGAACACCCTTGAACACCTTTGAACACATTTAAAATGTCGTCTTTTAAGTAAAAAAATATTTTTTTTTTAATTCGTTTATTCAAAAATCTCATTTCTATTCTAATTTAACCTATTCCACTTCCATATCGGCCCAGCTCGTCGTCATTGGAGGAGGAGTAGGGCTAAGTGAGGGCGTTCCCATACAATGAGGTAGGGTGCTTGATGAAGGCGATGGACAATCTGGATCGCATTTGGAGCGCTCTTCCACTTCCTTCACTCGTGGCATTTTCTTAGGAGCAGGCGGTGGTGTAGTTGGGTGCGAAGAGACAGGTGAAGGTGTCGGCGAATCTTCGCGTTCGTATTTCATAGTGGTATTGGCTACACTGCTATAGCTTTTCACTGCTGTGGTCATCGTCGCCGTGTCTGGAAAGATGGCCTTCACGATTTTCATCGTCTTTTCCTCGCCTAGTGCTGGGAAATTCTTCTCCAGATTTTTTTTGTAATTATTGATTTCGGTATCTTTGGTATTATGATTATGGTGATCGTACACCTTAAGCAAACCGAAGTAGTTATTTTTTATTCCATTTGACGTAGGAATAACGGGAAACACGTGTCTTTTGTATGGCGCTTGCGTTTCTTCTTGTTGCGGTGCGGGTGGTGGCGAAGAACACAATTCGCGAGCACGCGTATGAAGTTGCTGTGGCGCTTCTTGACTATTAGTGGATGGAAATTTGACGGGGGGGCGGCTATACCTAACTTTAATCTTGGTGCAAAATTTGATGGTATGTCCTCTTGCTTTACAAAAGTTACATTCGGTGCTCAATAGTGTGGGGCAGACAACCTTTCCGCTTGGACCAGGCGCATCTCGCACCCAGTGGGAAGTGTATTCGGATTCCTTCTTTCCAGTGTCTTTGCATACTTTGCAGAACATTTTCGTCTTTCTTAGCGGTCTTGTTCTGTTGGTTGGTTTGTTG